AAGGTGTCTGTATGGACCGTAGGCTCGTCATCCCTATAAGGGATAGAGTATGTCTCTAACTGTTCTTCTGCCCCCTGACGTCTTCCCACGTCCACACAGATAACCCCTAAGTCTTCGCTTGTTGTATCCTTATACTGGACTGTAAGCATTACCCGCACCTCCTAGTTTCCGTTGCACCTGGAAGGCCAGCTCTTCAGCGACCATTTCGATGTCTAGTTCATTGTTGATGATGAAATTGTTATCCGATATCTTTATGCCCTGCATAAACTTACTCATCTGCGCTACGGTCTTACTGGTGATATCCTCGATCATCTGCTTGGATGATACGTGGTTTCTTACCTTAGATCCTACCGGTAAGTCAATCATCTCATAGCCTTTTTCCTGTACCTTTGTGAGTCCTCCGATAGCGTGAGTAGTTCCTAGTGCATATCCGGTTCTTGTTGCTCCATACGCGCTAGAGTTTGATGTAGCTGTCCTGTTGGAATATACCGTTACCTGATTAGTGGTTACGGTGGCATTCTTGGATTTAGGTTGCCAGCTGTTCCACCAGCTCTTGAGCTTATCCCAGAAAGTTAGTATCTCGCCTGTGTTGGTATCTATACTATCTGTCAAATCTCCATAGGCGCCTTTCAGCTTGTTAAGGCCCTCTTTTTTAGTCTTCTCTGCTGCATCTACAACCCCCACGTATTGTCTGTTGGCTTCTTGTATGATCTCGTCTGCCTTGGCGGAATACTTTCCACCCTCAAGGGTTCTCAGTTCCTCAGCCTGTCGCACGGTTTCATCTCTAGTCTCTCCGGCTATACGGATGGTTTCATCCTTCTGGACATTCAGTTCCTTGATGGTGTCGCCCACCATCTCTGCAGTGATGCGTTCGGTAGAGTTTGCAAGCCTGTTTAGGATTACATTTTGTTCCGCTTCGTTCTCACTCATTGTCTTTATTGACAGGATTTTGAGCTCTTCTAGGATGGCATCAATGTCTTCCTTTTGTTTCTTCGTCATCTCCACACCTGATCTGCGTATTTCATCATAGATGGTGACAAGATCTTCTTTAAGTTCCTTCGTCTTCGTCACCCGGTCCTCGTGTCCTTCGGTGACGCTGGCTAGGATGTCAGACATTTCCTTGTCCGTGAGTACTGTGGTGTTGTTAAACAGATCTGTGTACTCTGCTATAGTTTCATTCTTTTGGATTTCAGACTCAGCAACAATCAGATCCGCCATAGTCTGTACCGTGGTAAGTACATTAGTCATACCTTCCTGGGTTTCCCCGCCGATACCTAAGTACATATTATGCGTGGTTAACTGCGCATCTTCAGCCAGGGTTATCAATTCGCCTACTTGTTTCTCTGTCTCATCCGATATCACTACTGTGGTGTCCTGGATTACTGTCTTTACGTTGCCGTAAGCATCCTCGACCTCAACAGCCGTGTACTGGGCATGATCCGCGAAGAGGTCCACCTCTGGGATGACATCCTTCTTCAATCCGTCGTAAAGCGCGTATCCTGCGGCGCCGATAACTGCAACAGCTACCACATAGGGTGCCGCCACGGCCATGACTCCACCGAGTCCGCCAGTTAGTGCCCCAAGTCCTGCGGTTCCTCCTGCCGTTCCAGCGGCAGTTGCAAGGCCCGATGTAGCGGCGGTAAGTCCGCCTGTCCCAGCAAGTTTGATTGCGAGACCCCCGGCAAATTTCATTATTCCACCGGCTCCAGAAAGTATTTTTCCTCCGATGCTTAACACCGGACCTAAGGCCGCGGCTAGAAGTCCGAATTTCACAATATTCTTCTGGGTTTCTGGAGGTAGGTTTTTAAATGCATCGACCATGTCTTTGATGATTATCATTCCATCTTTTACGATTGGCATCAGCTGTTCTCCAATTTCACGGCCTAGATCAGCAATTTCGTTCTTTGTAACCTTCATTTGACTTTCTGTAGTTGCATATCTCTGTCCTGCCTCTTTAGTAAGTGCAATATTTTCATCCCAAGCTTTAGTTCCTAAACCAATTGCATCACTAAATATTCCCGATGCACTAGCAGCTCTCAACAATGAGTCTCTCATCCTAACTTCTGTAATTCCCATATCATCAAGGACTTTAATCGCAGATATTCCTCTTTCTTCCGATGTCGATAGTCCTTTTATAAAGGATAATAGCGCTCCGGTTGCATCTTCTTTATATGCTTTCGCAAAATCTTGCGAACTCATACCTGCGACCTTAGCAAATTCTTTTAAGGGTTTTCCACCCTTTTCGGCAGCTAGTTGCATATTTACCAGAACTTTCGAGAAAGCGCTTCCTCCAGCTTCTGCCTCAATACCTACAGAGCTTAAAGCAGCCGATAGAGAAAGTATCTCTGCTTCAGTCATTCCGACTTGTGAGCCTGCTCCTGCGAGTCTCATAGCCATAGCAACAATGTCTGCTTCAGTCGTTGCCATATTATTTCCTAGTGCAACAATAGTCGACCCTAATTTTTCAAAATCTTTCTGTGACATTTGTGTGATATTAGCAAATTTAGCAAGAGATGAAGCTCCCTCTTCTCCTGTAAGATTCGTAGAATTACCAAGATCAATGATAACCTTTGTAAAAGCTAATACACTATCAGTCTCAATTCCTAGTTGTCCTGCTGCCTCTGCAACTGCCGATATTTCCTTAGTAGTAGAGGGAATTTCAAGCGACATATCAATGATGCCTTGTCTCAAATTAGCCATCTGTTCAGTAGTACCATCTACGGTCTTTTGAACCCCTGCAAATGCGGATTCAAACTTGATAGCTTCATTGATTGCTGCGGTACCCATGGCAACAAGTGGGAGCGTCACATAGGTCGATAAATTCCTACCGACCGATTGCATCTTCCCTCCGACTTTCTGCATTTTATCACCGGCATCCTGGAGGGCTTTCCCATTGTTCAGCCATTTATCCCTTGATAGGTCCAGCTCTCGGTTAACCTTCTCGAGCTCTGCTTGTACTGCTACAAGCTCACCTTCGGTCTTATTTACCTGTGTCTGGTAGTTGTTGACCGCATCGGTGTTTTTCTTTACGACGCGTTCCTGTTCCAGGATGTCTTTATTTGTTTTATCAAGTTCATCCCCGAGTCTTTTCGCCTGTGCGGAGGATTCTCCATGCACTTTTATGGCCTGCTTATAACTCTCGGTGAGGTTATCCTTTTTCTGCTTCATTTCGGTAAGCTTTTTGTTATTCTCTTCGGCTCGTTTAGTGACTTTTACGATTGAGTCTTCATAGAGTTTGGTTTTGCTATTGAGGGTTTCGATCTGCTTTGTAAGAGCCGATTGCTTAAAGGTCAAATCACCTGTGCTTTTGCCGAAGGCATCCATGCGCTGGCCCGCCAGTTTAATCTCACTTTGCGTGAGTTTGTATTGGTCATTGATACCTTTAAGTTTACGATTATGATCTGAGTCATCAATCGTAAATATTGTACTGACTCGTCTTACAGCTTCCATCGATCACACCTCCTTATAATATTTCGCTGAATGAGTCTACTTCTTTTTCATCTTCTTCTTTTGTCTCTTCTCTTGCTGTCAGGATCCCGGCTGCAACCTCGTTGAGTATGCCTATACGATGCCGGCGATTAAATCCAATAAGGATGTTGAGCTGTCTAGGTGACATTCTAAGGTATTCTTCTTCTGTCCCTCCCAGCTCATATACGGCCATGTAATAATAAAAGTCAAGGTTAAAGTCCCTTACTTCTTCGCTCGGGTCCTTGCCTTGACTGGTGCCTTTTTTTCTTCACTGAGCACCTCAAATTCACTGCCTTCAATGACTTCATTGCCGATTAGGTCATTGACAATACCCGCCAGTACGCTGATGGATTCGAAATTGACAAGTAAGGACGCTTCAATCTCTTCTGCCGTGATCTCTTCCTGGGCCATGCAAGCCATAAGCTTAGGCAGGGTTTCCAGATTACTATTACTGACAAAATCATAGATTAGCAGGAAGGAGTTCTTGTATATTTTGTGCATCTTTATGAGTGCTTTAAAGTCCAACCTCAACACGAGTGGCTCCGGTCTTCCTTGAATTTTCACCTTATATTCTTTGGTTTCGTTAACTAACATTGTTTTCCTCCTTATTTTTATAAAAATAAAAAGGAGTGACTAGCACTCCTTTATTGTTACGGGATTACAGGCAATGCCGCTAATGTAATAGTCTTAGCATCGCCCCATGCTAGGTCATGAGTGGCTTTCGCGAATGTAGCCGAATCAGATCTAACGATGTGCTGACGATCGCCGTTAACCAGCGGGATGAATCTGCCTGTAACTGCCTTTGTCTGATATTCGACTCCGCCTTCACGGGTCTTGCCCTTATCTTCTGGCTTGGTCAGTTTACCCTTATACAGGGTAACAAACTCCATGACGCCATCTTTCAGGGTCTTTTCGTACATCAGGGCAATGTAAGGCGCTTCATCTTTCTGGTTGTCGATGATACCTCCCGCAGTGGAAAGTTTGTGGCCAAACAATGTTGCTCTAATGGTCATGGGGATGTCCGTGATGTCGAAGGACACATTGATAGGACCGTTCTCATTGTCTGTATCCCAGACACTTCCTTCTGCGTAAATTTCACCCGGTGTTTCTGTAGGGGTCACTGTGACCTCTCTCAGTCCTGGCAGATACACGCTAGGGCTCCATGTTGCCCCTGCGACTTCATCTGTCAACAGTTTTGCAAAATAGGCTTTTCCGATATTTTTGATGATCTGTTTTGCATTAATCATATAATCTCATACTCCTTTGTGAATCTTAATATGCAATGGAATAGCTTTGTTTCTGGCTCGTACAGGGACTCAAATCCGCCTGTACTTGGGTAGATATACCCCTTCTCCAGGAGTACGGTCTTGACCGCATCCCGGATAGCTAGGTATGCTCCATGAGTGTAAATGTCTATCTGCAAGGTAACACTTGCATTGGACAGCTCACCCTCATCATATTGATCCCCGGCATCGCCGAGAATCTGGTACTCAATGTAAGGTGCTTTTGTCAGTTCTGGTGCGTGAAGCAGATGAATGTTTGGTCTTTGAACCGCATCTTTGGTGATGAGGCTGGTAATTCTGCTATCATGCAAGTCCGTATTTAGCTGTATTTCAATCACTTGACCGTCACCCCCTCAATAATAATGTCTGTAATCTGCTTCATTTCCCTGTCTATGGTATTGCTGAAAAATCCTATGTGTGCTTTATTAGTCGATGAGCCAAATTCGTTGTAGATATCATGGTTTGCTATCGAGTAAAGCCGTATAGACCAGTTACCGTCTACGCGCTGAAATTTTGTTCTCCAGGATCGACTCAGCATGCCTGTGCGTTTATATGTCTCTGCTCGGACTTTTTCTCTTGCATACGTGCCAGCCTTTTGCAGTATATCTTTTTTCTTGCTGTCGGAAATCTGCATGTCATCAATTCCATCTTC